TCTGGTTCCAATTAAGCTAGGAATTCTTCCTAGGAGGTACATTAACGAAAAGTTCGGAATCCCCCTGGGAGTCCGTAATAACCGTAAATGTCCAGTTATTAGGAATCATGGGTGAATCATTAAAGAATCCTTCTTTCATCTGAATTAGGTCAGAAAAGAGAATTAAGTTTCTCTTAAAAGCCTCTTTCAGTAAGAGGATGTTCAATTCGCTCCGAGCATAAGTTCTTTTAGACTTTTGTTCTTTGGGTTTCACTTTAAACCCTCCTTTTCATTTTTATAAAGGGAGATAATTTTGTGAGTTACCAAGGCCTCATTATACCTTTCCTTAGAAAGGAACCTGAACACCATATCATCACTCTCTCGAATGAGAGGATAGGTGTCAGGGAGGTCGGAGCCCTCTGGAAACAAAGGATTATTCATCCGAGTACCAGGGGGGGCATCTTCCCAAGAATACCATTCTAATGGATAGGATTCATGAGTGGCTAAAGACCGTAAAGAGTCTATATGCCAGTCATCCAATTCTCTTAGAACAATTTCTTCATTCAGAGCCCTCCTATGGGCATAGGTGTATTCCTTCTTTTCCTTGGTGGATAACCAGGAAAAGTGGATTGACCTGCCAATAGGTGATTGAGAACGAATTGCATTGTTGAGCCAGAATCCTGGAGATAGTGCTTCGAGGATCGAGAGTTGTCCCGAAGGAATCCTTAACTCTTTAGGATAACCCTTCAGAAAAATAGCTCCGATACCTTCCGCAAACTCTTTTGATCTCACCGTCTTGTATTCAGAAATCACTCCACCAAATCTCTCAATGAGAATTTGGTATCTATTAAACAGATCTAGGGAGTCCTTCTCATCACAAGCTATAACCACATCGTCACCACAAATACAGAAAGTAGCATCAGTTGTAGCTACTACTGTTTTGAGAACAACGTAGTGGAAAAGCTCAAACATGGGAAAAGAGATGAAAAGCCCCATGGGTTGTCCGTTCCGGTACTTAACAAACTTAATTCTTTCCTTGCTATCTTCACCAAAATCTTTTGGTGAGTAAGCAACAGGAAGTCTAAGGAAGTTAAAATACCGTTTTGGAACCCCCATCGAGGTAAGTAGTTTAATCTGGATATCCTTTGATAAGCGATCGGTAGCATTAGAAAGGTCAATAGACATTAAGAACTTTCCGGTACCCAGTCCGGAAGTTATAAAGTCTGACATCTTCTTTTG